TCAGGAGCTTCATTGGTAAAAACAACTACATGTGCCTTGAAATTCAAATGCTTGACCATGGAAGCATACTTGGACGACTGGACAAAACCGTTCTTCAAAGCCTCCAAAATACTGTACTGCAAATACTCAAGACGACCACGACTAATATCAAACAAAAAAACCTTCTTGTGTTCCTCGACCATGTAGGCTAGATCCGCCTCCTTGCCTGCGCTAAGAAGCTGGACAACATCAGGATAATTTTCCAACATCCAACGGCAAAAATAAGACTTCCCGCAATTACCAACAGAATCGACATAGAAAATGATCTTCCGGTCATCTGCATCCTGAAGAAGTTCATCGCGCAAAGTAGGTTGCCAATCTCGAAGAGAATCATAAGAAAGCCGTGTTTTGACCTGTACCAACTTCATTAGTGCAGGCCGAAACCGGGGGGCCTTGATGTAAACGCCGTAGTGTCCCGATCGTACAATCTCCGGACTTGTAGGGGCTCTCCCATGCTCTCGAAGGAAGTCTCGGCCCCACTCGAAGGCATCGTGTAAGTCGTTTCGTCTTCCGGGCTCCGAGGGTGTGCCAGATTCACGGTAGTCGCCGTCCTTCTTGCAATAATCGGAGGCTTGCTTGGAGGTCCCTTTAGCCGGCTCGAAATGGACTCCTGGAACAGGGAAGCGATTGCGAACCCAGTCAAGAGAACGAGAGCCAGTGCAGTCAAGAACGAAGAAGCCCTGAAGGTGAGGTGTACCGTTAGTTCCAACTTCCCGACCAAATACACCGTACTTGCAATCAACGGTAAAGAAAGCAAAGATGAGAGACTCGTCGTCATCGGTGTAGTTATTGTGGGTAAAACACCAACGAGTCGATTTGGGACGGACCAGGTTTGCAGACAACAACATATTAGACTATGTCAGTCTGGACCAACCTGGACCGGGACGGAGGTTGCTAGGTAATACTGTAAGCAACCTCCTCTGTCTCATAATACTGATTCCAACATGTGGAAACGACGTAGAACAATGCGTGGCCGTACGCGACGTACACGACGCCGGCCAACACGCAAGTCCCGGTCCAAATCTTCGCGAATCTTGACACGGAAAATTCAACGCGTCATCAACAAGAACGTAGAGACCAAAGCAGTGGGATCAGTTTTCAACGGAAGTGCGAGTCACGCTGTTCTCTCTGCGTTTCCCTTAAATGATATTAAGGACGTAGGATCTCCAGGAGATGTGTGGAACCTAAAAGAAGGTCAAGAATATCTACTTACTGCTATCCATATCAGAATGGCATTCATCCCTGAAATAGATCCCGGGGAACCAGCTATCTATCCATTCCTAATACGAGTTGCTGTAGTTTCCTACGAAGCATTGGACAATTCTACGGCAGGAAATCCAAACAACACTACTAACTTTCTGGTCAATGTGAATCAGAATAGCCAAAGTGTATTCACGAACACAAACCAGCTACAATCCATGACATACCCTATTGACCGCTCAGTATTCCATGTCTACCACGACAAAGTCTACAAAGTAGGCGCCGTTGGTAATGGACAGGATATCAAGCGAGTCGGGATGAACATAAAGGTGATGAAGAAGGTCAAAACCATTGGAACCTTACACGGTTCTCTTTTTCAAAATAGACGTTTCTTCTTGTTGTACTGGTCGTACTGCCCCCAACTACTAGTTGGTGAAGAGATTCCCACATTCGGAATCTCGTTCAACTACAAGACATTCTTCCGAGATGCTTAGTTCTGCCCATACCCTCCCGAACGGGCGCCAAGCCCGGGGGGCAGTCTTCCGCTTCGCTCCAGGGCGCCCTCTTTTTTTAAACATACTCCTTCCGTGTGGCCCCGGCGGTGTCGCGATGGTTTTGTCGCGATGGTGTCCTGCAGAGCTAATAGGGTCGCGTGTGGAGTTAATGCATGTTGCATACAGAGCTAATAGGGTCGCGTGTGGAGTTAATCGTGTCGCACACAGAGTTAATTAGGTTGTCTATAGAGTTAATCGTGTCGCACACGGAGTTAATAGAGTCGCAAAAAGAGCTAATAGGGTCGCGTGTGGAGTTAATTAGGTTGTCTATAGAGTTAATTACTAAATTTCACGGATGTCATAACGATCCTCGGACAGCTTCGTCAGATCAGGAGCTTCATTGGTAAAAACAACTACATGTGCCTTGAAATTCAAATGCTTGA